TCAAACAGCTTGTTCTCAATGGTGAGATAGCCTGCCGCGTCCACGGTGCGCTTTTCCAGCAGCGTGTAATTTTTCCCGCCGTTGGTGGATTCTTCCGCCGTGCCGATGCTCGTGATCCGGCCGTCGCCGTCCCGTGCCAGGATGACCGCCCTGTTTCGCCGGATGGGCTGAGGGTGGAACACTGTTTTCCCATCCGGGCCAGTCCTGGGCACCGGCTTGACATACACTTCGCCGCCCACCAGCATCCATTGCATGATATCGCTTTTTGCGAGATCCAATCGAGAGAGGTTGGCGTCCATCCATGCGCCTTTGTCCGTTTTCTCTTTGTCCAGGATATCCGATTTGTACTCAGCGAAAACACCCTTGTCCAGCTTATGTACGATGGTATACGCAATCCGCGTACACGGGTCTTTCTTATTCCCGGCCTCCTGCCGGAAGTAGGCTGCGAACCATTCCTTGATGGCGGCATTCATGGCGGACGTGGTGATGTCCGGCGAACCGAAGCCTTGCGCCGTATTTACGACGCTGTTATCCGTCAGTGCTTTCAGTGCTTCGATCAGCATATGCACCACCTCCCTCTACATTTACCTCAACATGCATGCCGTGCCGGAGGGCATGCTCCAGACCGTCCGTATACGCCCGTAGCGTCCGGTATTCCCGCCGCAGCTCCTCGGCCTGACTGCGCAGCCGTCTGTTTTCTTCCAGGAGCGTCTGCACGGCCCAGCTGGGCAGGTACCTGCCCACAAGCCAGTCGCGTAGCTGCCCCATCACGCGCCCCTCCGTGTCCAGATGCGGTTTGTGCCGTATCGCGCCGCGTCTATGTGGTGGTTGTCCGCGTCCACATAGCCGGGCATGACCTCGCCGTCCTTCGCCACCGCGTATTCGTATTCGCTGAACTCTCTGGCCGTATCCGGGCATTTTCCCGGGTCGATGACGATGGCGGAAAGCCCCTGCAGCCACTTCATGGACTGGTTTACGCTGCCGGGCCCTTTATTGGCTTCAAAACACCGGATGCCGCAGTCGCGGTAGTCCGCACAGCTCTTTTTCTCCGCAGAATCGGCGATGACATCCTCACCCTCCGGAATGCGGGACTGGACCAGGCGCGCGGTCTCAAAATTGTTGAGCTTTCGCCGGGTGAGCTCATCGAAGATGTACAGCGTGCGGCGGGCGGCGTCGTAGGACATGCGGTTGAATGCCCACGGGTCCGGGTACCAGCCCCAGTCCACGCCCGAGGTGATCTCGTTGAAAGAGTTGATCTGCGCCTTTGTGATGGATTCCAACCGGATGTTGTCGAAAACCTGCGTACCGTTGCCCACGGCCTCGCCGAGATACTCATGACGGTAAGAGGTGGGCTTCGTTTTCTTCAAAAATTCCGCGTCATCAAAAAATCGCTGGCCCAACCAGTCCCGCGGTGTGGTAAGATATGTACTGTGGTGTACGATCTTGCCCGGCTCCGGCTCCAGTGCATACCGGTTTGCCCAGTTGCGCGCCGCGGCCGGAGGGTTGAACGACAGAAACGTCATGGCGAACTCGCCGCCGCGCAGCGTGGACTGCTTGACGTTGCGGATCTCCGCTTCGCCGGCGAACTGGTCAGCTTCTTCAAACCAGTCCAGGCCGATGTACCCGAACGGCAGCTTGATGGATTTGAGCTTTTCCGGCTTGTCTAGGCCGAAGAAAAGGATCTTCTGGCCCGTGGGCAGGTAAGTGATCTCCATGGGGGACACCGTACACCGGAACTTGTTCTGCAGCCCCAGCGCGCCGATGGCCCACTGGATCTGCGCGTACACACTGTTGCGCAGTGTATTGGCAATTTTGCGCAGCACCACGCCATGACATTGCGGATGCTGCAGAAGGAACAGGATGAACTCCACGCTCATGAAACTGGATTTTGTACTGCCGCGGCCGCCCTTGCATACGACGGTATGTGGCCGCTGTGTCTTGATCTGCGTGTGCAGCTCGTAGAACGCGGGGGACATGCATTCACTTAATTTTGATGTCGTCAATGATCTGTACCTCCTCGCCGGCCGTCTGATCCTCTTTTTGCAGATCCTTGTATAGCCGAATCGCTTCGACGTCGCCAGCAATGCATTTCTTTATCAGAGCGTCATTGATTTCTGCGCCGACGCCTGCGCTGTATTTGTCCATCAGTGCGCGGATCAGCGCCAGGTAATCTCGCTTGCTCGTTTTGGGGTACGCTTCCAGCAGCATCTTTAAATCCTTAAAAATGTTGTACTGGTTTTCCGTTTTTGCTGCCTCGACAGCTTTTAAAAGGGCGTCTACGCTGCTCTGTTGAGTACGTTTCATTCCACGCATCTCCTTCCTGGTTCCTGCACGGCTCCAAATTTCGCCTGTAACGCAAAAAAGCCCCCAGGTATCCGTCTGCACGGCCCGGAGCTTTTGAGCGGTTTTAAATGGTATACAGGGGAAATTAAACGGTATTCCGCAGCGCGGCGGGCAAGAGGGGCGGATTTTCACCGGGCATGCTTCGCCATCCGGCCGTTTCCGCCCGGTTTTTACCCCTCTATGCCCGCCATGGCCACGGGCGGGGGACGAATCACCCCGCTGCTTTCATGGTTTTCCTGTTCTATTTAAATGCCGGTTTTAAATTTTCTGTAACCCGGCATTTAAATACCCTGCTGCCAAAGTTTTCAACGAGTTTTAACGCCCGTTTCAACTTTTCAACAACAGCCTTATGGCTTCAGCCTCATATTTCTGCCGCGCACTACGCAGCGGGGGAAAGGGCAGAGTTTGCGATCACCCTGGCCGGACGCCCATACGCACCGCCTGCACAGCTCTGGAGGATATTCCGGGCCGTAGCCTGCGAGCCGATGTGCAGCGTCACGCCGCAGATCCTTTTTACGCTTCACCGGGAATCACCGTCCGCAGGCCGGATACCGAACCGAACCAGATGCCGTTCGTCCCCGGTATCCACCAGTACGCGCGCCCGGCGCGCATGACGGTCGATCTTCACGATCTGAGCCTCACGTCCCGTCAGTGGACCATCTATGACCCGTGGCGTACCGTAGGCGTCGAACGCTACGACGCTTGGCATGAGAGCAGAAGGGGGACCACATAGGCCCCACAGTGCCGCCTCATCCTGCGGCAGCGGCGTGGGATGTTCGTCAAACAGCCCCAGCAGCCGGACGGCTCCCGGCACTTCCTTGATGGCACGATACAGCCGGGGCTCAAAATCCATCCCAACGAATACATAGCCCGGCAGGAGCGTGTATTCCTGTTCGATCCACTGGCCCCGCCTGTGGATCGGCCGCAGTTCCGTCGGCACCCGGGCGTCAAACCCGGCACGTTCAAGCGCCGCCCTGGCGTCCTGTTCCCGACCTGTGAGGGCCTGCAGCACATACCATTCCATGCTACAGCCCCTCTTTCCGTTTCTTGTCGAGGAACTGAACGACCTGTCTGTACAGCTCCGGCTTTTCGTCCGCCAGTGCAGAGAACACGGACGCCTGTACTTCATCCAGTGCGGCAGACACCACATCCTTATTCTGGATATCCACGCGTTGCTTGTACGCCATAGCGCGTGTCAGGCCGCTGATCTCTTTCAAAAGTTTATCGGCCCGCATCTCATTCCAGTCTTTGTCGGACTTGGACACGAGGGCCGCCATCATTTTGTGGCTGGCAATGCGGGTGAGGATCTCTGCGCTGTCCTGTTCCGGATATTTTTCCACTTCCTTGCGCAGTGCCTCAAAATTTTCCTGAGCAATCGTCAGATCCCGATATGTTTCGCTCAGGCGCTTGCCGTACCGGCTGATAGTGCTGGTGCTGACGTCTACTCCGGCCTGCTCCTCAATGTATGCTTGGATCTCCGGCAGCCGCACCGTACACGTCAGGATCATATTGTCCACGGCGTTTCTGACTTCCGGCGGCAGGGATGCGATCTTGCCGTAGCTCCGTTTTCCATTTAACTGCATCCCGGCGCCTCCTTTACGGCTTTACCAACGGGTCCTTGATATGCCCGCCGATCAGCTGCGTACCCTTGGGCAGCAGCTTACACTCCAGATCCTCCAGAGGCAGGTCCGATATATGCGCTGGCGTGTGATCTTTCACGGTCCGCACCGCAATATATCCGCTCTCCTGCAGATAGTCGAGCGCCGCGCGAAGCTCTGCCCTTGGAATCTGCTCTTCATCGGAGAGGATCGGGCCGGCATTGCGCAGCCTGTAGTAAGTGCCCCTGTACAGATTCACCATCCGCAGGAATACTTCTGCGGCGTAGCTCATGCTCGTGAGCTCTGTACGGGACTGCAGATCGTTTTCCAACATCTCAGTCTCTCCTCTCCATTAAAAATTTTGTCAGCGCGTCCATCTTATTTTCCAGGCGCAGCATGTTATGTTCAAAGACGTCCTTGCGCAGGCAGGTCTCCTTGACCTCCTTGATGTCCTCGCTGAGGGTCTGGATTTCTGTACGCATTTCAGAACGTACCTCCTTCATCTCTCTGCGCACGGCGTCAATGTCCGTTTTGTGGTCTTTTCGTGTGGTATAGTTCTCGCGGACTTCCTTGATGTCGGACGAATGTTCGTCCAGGCTCTTGAAAATGGACCGGCTTACCAATGCACCGATACACCCCAGCAGCGCTGTCAGGATGATCGTGATGAGCCACCAGGTGCCTGTATCAAAAGTCATTGCCGTTCCTCCTTGCCGAGGGAAAAAGAAAAAGGCATGATCCCCTCGTTGCTACGAGTAAATCATACCTTATCTTTACAACAACCATCCACCACAAAAATGCAGCAAAAAATTGCAACGTTATTCAGTTTCAGGAACATCGAACAGGGAAACCTGGCCGTCTATGGGAGCCTGCCGCAGTTCCCGGATCTTGTCCCGAATGATCGTGCGGACCATACTTTCGCCCAGGTCCCATTTTTTACAAAGCTCGTACACGTTATATCCGTTGTATTCTTCCCGGATCAGCCTGTCTCGGATCGGGATGAGCAGCGTATCTGCCTGCGGGATGTATACCCGCCCGGTGCCGCCGTACACATCCACCAGCCGACGGAAGGCATCCATACCGATGGTCTCAGCAAGTTCATGCGTCTCGCCCTTCAGGTCATCCAGCTGCAGATGGTTCAGCAGCTCATTCCGCATTTGAAGCCGCCTCCTGTTCACGGTGGTACCGAGCGCTGTGCAGATACTCCAGCTCCTTGCGCTGTGTCAGGCTTTTGAGCCCCTCGATCAGTACGCCGCCTTGCTCAAAAGTGAGGAATCGAAACGGCTGAGCAGGAAAACTCGTTATCTTGAACTGTTTGGTGATCAGACCGCACAGACGATCCCGCAGCTGCACGCCCTCCGGTGCCGGGTCGAACTTTTCAAGTTGGAACATGAGGTACCACACTTTTTTCTGCTGCGCCGCACTGACGCCGCCCGGTGTTTCGTCATATTTCCGCGCCCGTTTTTTCTTTGGAGTGGCCGGTGTGCTGCGTCGGCGCAGTTCCGTGAGGACCTCCAGTGCCTCGGAATGTGTCAAATCCTTGACGGATGTCTTGCCTGTCAGCCCCTGCACCAGCTCGTGCAGCGCGTCCTCATGGCTGCTCCGGTCCACCATGCCCAGCTTTGCCGCGATGGCATATATATTTTTGACTTGCCCTTTGTCAATATCCAGAGCGCCCATGGCCGCTCCTCCTTCCTTACTGCACTTCCGGCTGTTCGCCGCTGATGTCGTAGTAGAACTCATCCCGCATGCGGATATATGCCCCGATGCTTTCCAGCAGCGCGGGCGGCTCCTTTTTAAGCGCCTCCCGGTCCAGCGTCTCCGTGGTCTTCACCAGTTCCTTACGGCCCAGGGCCTTCAGCGCAGCGATGGCCTCCGAAACCTTGGCAGGCGCCAGCATCAGCTTGCTGGAGGCGCGGTATCCTACCTTGCCGAATACCAGCGTCCGGCTTTTTCCGTCCAGCTCTGCGCGGTGCGCGTCCACATATTCCTTGACGTCACCCTCCAGCCGCTTGATGCGGTTCTGCAGCGGCTGTGCGTTTTTATTGTAGTCGTCCTTCAGACCGTCGATCCGGCGGTCCAGCTCCACGCCCAGCTCTGTAAGCGCGTACTGGCACTCCTTCAGATCGCGCAGCGCCACATCTACTGCCGTCCAATCCCGCAGCACCGGCTCGCTGGCCACTTTCTTTCTTGCCACTATGTACACATCCTTTCTCAAAATTCCGCCCTCTGCATTTTTCCG